GAGAGAGGGCGTTGCGGTTTGGTGCTTATGTAAAGTCCTTGAGACAGGCACAGGGCAAGAGTCAACAAGAGGTGGCGACCAAGTGCGGCTACACCTCAAGAGCGGCAATCAGTAGTCTTGAAAAAGGCAAAAATGACCTTGCCTTTGATAAGTTGCCACTACTCGCACAGGCTCTCGGTGTTGACCCTGTGGAGTTGTTCTCGGTCTATGCAGATGACGAGACAGAGACCGCAGAGACTCAACCCCAGATAGAGGCTATAAAGGGTATGTTATATGACCTGTCGCCTGTCCAACTACAACAGGTAGCGGCTATAGTAAAGGTCATGCGAGATCAAAACAAAGGCGGTGCGGTATGAGTGCGCCTGTGTGGTCGGACAAAGAGGGGCGGTGGGTTCTGCGTGTCTATGAGAACCGCCGTTGTGTAAAGAAGTTCACAAGCACCAAAAAGGGTGTTGCCGGTAAGAACGAGGTCTTGAAAAAGCGCACCGAGTATGAGTGCGGCGGCACAGTTAAAGCCTCTGTCGCTTATGAGTGGGCGAGGTTTTTAGATGACCTGTCTGTCAGATATTGCCCAGAGGCTCTGCGTAATGTCGAGATAATAGGCAAAAACAACATACTACCCAAATGCAAACACAAGATCGTGTCTAGTATGTCTGTCAATGAGTGGCAAATAATAATCAATAGTGCAAGGAAAAAGAACGGCGAGTTATACTCTCGGCGGTATTACAAGACAGTTAGACAGATTGTCGGGTCTTTTCTCAAGTTCTGCGAGAGAGACGGACTCCAAGTTGCAAACTCTGCGTTGCTCTACACCCCAAAGAACGCACCCCAAAAGGAAAAGGCAATTATTACACCCTTTGTGGCAAAGAGGTTGTTTGACGATAACGAGCCGTTTGCAGATGACTACTTTATACACTTTTACCGCATATTGTACCTGTGCGGTCTGCGCCCCTCCGAGTGTTGCGGTCTGCGGTGGGTTGATCTAAACGGCGACCGACTAACCATAAGACGAGCCGTCACAAGGACAATGCGTGTCACAGAGGGCAAGACCGAGAATAGCCGCCGCACACAGTTTTTACCCGACATAGCCTTGAGAGAGTTTGAGGCACAACGAGCCTTGACCCAGAGTCTTAATAGTCCTTGGATATTCCCAAATTTTAGCGGCGGTATGCTCTGCCAAGACCTACCCGCCAAACATTGGGTCAAGATACGCCAAGAGTTAAAATGCCCAGAGGTCGCCTTGTATAATTTCAGACACTCTTATATTACGAACCTTGCGACCGCCGGTCTGCCTCTAATCTGCCTCAAGTCCTTGTGCGGTCATTCACTTGATATGCCTACACTTGAGGTCTACGGACACACAACAGAGTCAGAGTTGAGACTTGCTCAAGATACACTCAACAGGATATTTGCCGCACTCTGATATAATAAGGGTGTCAATGCCCTTTAGTATAACAGTAGTGCGCGAGACTTTGACCCTCGCAGAGTAGGTGCGACACCTACAAGGGCAACCAATAAAAAAGACCCCTCGTTATGAGGGGTTGTTTTTTATGTCTTGTCTGATAAGTGCTTTAAGCCTTGCCGCCGTGTCGCCTCTGTCTAACCATTCTACAATTTCCGACTCGGTCTCTCTGTTGACTCTGAATTGATAGAGTCTGCACTTTTGGCGGTAGTTCTCTTGCGCCCTCTTGAGTGAGTCTCTCATAGATCATGCCTCCTTAATCAAGATATTATGAGCGAGACCCAGAACGAGACCGGCTACCTCATAATTCTTGTACTTGCGCCTCAAGTCCTCGTTTGCCAAGAACTCATAGACCTTGCCAAAAAAGACCTGTGTTGTCTCGTCCGTGTAGATAGTAACTGTTGTCCTACAATCCATAATGTCTAATAGATCAATGAGTCTGCCGTCTATCAATGCGTTGTTGTTGTTCATGTCATCTGCCCTCCTTATGAGTTGTAGTCCTCGTCTGTTATCGCAGAGTAGGACAGTATCTCAAGTAATGCCTCCTCGTATGCTCTCTCGCCTGTGTAATTATAAGTGCCGGTAAACTCGCCGTTCTCAAAAACTGTCAATTCGTAGTGGGTCTCGCCTATGCGTTCTACCTTGAATTTGCGATTATCTATCTCAAAGAACGCCTCGCGGTTTGTGTCATTAAGTCTAATATTTAACATAGTTACTACCTCCGAGAATTTATTGTCTGGGCGGTTTACCCGCCGCCCTCGGTTTGTTTTCTTATAGTCCGCACTTTGCCATTGTTCGTGCAAGTTCTTTGTCTATTCCTTGATCTGTGAGTTCTTTTATCCTTGCGTTGAGTGCCTGTCTGTTTGCCTTGTTGATACCCTGTGCAATCCTCTCTCTTGTCTCTATCTCTTTTGCGAGTCTGTCGAGTCCGTAAACTGTTATCATTTGTTGTTACCTCCTTGATTTGTACCCTTATTGTAACCCCTCGTTGACTTATAGTCAATACTATAACAAGAGATTATTTGTGAATTGTTTGTGACCGCCAAAAGGGGCGACAAAAAGGGGCGACACAAGAGGACAACTCGCAGACAGGGTGAGGACAGGTCAAGAGCAAAGAGCCTATAAATAGACACTTTGCAGACTTTACAAAGTCATTTGTCCTCTTGTATATTATTTTCAAGTCCTGTCAGGCGCACCACCTACACCCCTTGAGACATAAGGTCTTGAGGGGTGTTTGCTTTTTGACGGGGCGACAAAAGGGGCGACAAACACTTGTTCTAGTTTACTTGGGGTTAAGTATTACTAAACCAAATAGGCATAAAAAAAGACCCCCACCACAAAGGGTGAGGGTCAGAGGTTAAAGAGTCCGCGCCGTGTTGAGTTGTTGCAAATCTATAATTAGGGGAGGTAACATTGAATTACAGGACAGATAAAAGACCGGCGCGGTCATCTGTTATACCTTTTGCAGATAAGACATAGACACCCAACCGACAGGACAGGTTGTCTTGTGTTTCAAAGTAGGGTCTGTGTAACACGGACAATCAATAACCTTGCCAAACCCGTTGACTTGATCGTAGATTGTCACCCTGTCGCCGTTAGCGAGTCTGCCTACTTTTTCAGAACTCGTTGTAGGCTCTTTGCGTATTCTCAAGTTGGTATTTACCTTGACTACCTTGTATGTCTCGCCTGTGGGCGTAGGCTCTGGGGTAGGTGTCGGAGTCGGAGTAGGTGTAGGCTCTGGGTTCACTTGCTCGTCTGCAAAAACAGGGCAGATAAAGCCTCTGATATTCTCTGCGTTGACACTCATACGCCTATTGCCTACCGCATTTGACTTGTTGCCCTCGGTCACAACAAAAGACTTTTGAGCAACACTAGTGATAATACCTGTGTGGTCGTGTCCTGTGGTATTGTCTGTCTTTGGCTTGGGGTCGTTCCACGCATAGATGATAATGTCACCGACACAAGGGGTGTAGGTGTCATCTTCAACCCAGATATTAGCCGCCCTCGCCTTTTCTATTAAGGAGTGCGAACCCTTGCCGCATGAGTAGTCAACAGGCACACCGACAGAGCCGGTCAATACATTGTCGGTCTCTTGTGCTACCGCACCGACAAACAATGCACACCAAAGAGAGTTAGTGTCTGCCTTGCGCCCCTTGTCACACGCCTTGTTGTAGTCTGCGACTATCTGCGCGTGACCCTTTGACCCCTCTTTAGTGCCTACCCAAGACAGAGCCTTTGTGACAAAGTCATTTCTTTTGCTCATAGATCATGCCTCCTTGTCTGTGTCAACCTCTGGCAGACCCGCCAAAGAGGTCAACAGAGAGAGTATTGCGGCGAGTAGTGCGGTGCTACCCACTACCGCCCAATTGACGGACTCAAAAAGAGCCGTTGTGCCGATAGTTGCGATTGCTACTTGTGCGGCGGTCTTTAAGGCTCTAACCCCCGCACATTTCCACCAAGTAGCATTAGTGATTGTATTTTTCATTGATCGTGCCTCCTTTACTCGTCTTGTCGCCAAGTCTCGGTAATCTGCAATTTGCTCACAAGTCCGTCTAGTCTCTTGTGTGCAGACTTGGTCGATTGCTCACACTTAATTACTCGTTCTTTTAGAT